CGGTGGGGTGCTCACGCAATCCCACGTTGTTATGCCGAAATTTGGCCTCCACCCATGACTGATTAGGTCACAGGAGTTGTAGATACTAGATCCACGAAACGTTACACATTTCGCGGAAGAAGCGGCGAGTCTTCTGCCACTTCCCCGCACGGCGCAGCGTGACGCACCCATCAAAGGGCGTATCCGGTTTGTACCGTAGTGCGTATGCAAAAAGTGCGATCTCTGCAGCTGGAACTCTCTTAGGTTTAAAAGCCCAGATAGTCACAGCCCAGTATCGAAGCCCATAATAGGCCCGATTGGTTTTATGCAAAGAACTTCCCTGAGTAACGACGCGTTCAGGCGAATCAACCATACCACCATCCATAACCCTGTCTTTTGACATGGCTGGGATGCGGATCAGATCGGTCCCTACTAGCGTCTCTAGGTGCTTCCGGGCTTCTCGCAGTGCAGGTAAAAATCGCCTGTCACATAAGAGAATCCCATCGTGCACCCAACCCCGGTCAGCAGAATGATAGAATAGACGATTGTAAAGACGGTAGCTCCCAGTGACAATGTCACGAGAAGGCGCCGTCCCGCCGTAGGTGTTTCTACCTGCGTCGTCGTCAACTGAATCATCATCCTCTGGTCTTTTCTGGTAAATTGGCGTAACATCATATCCGTTAAAAAAGTGTTTACCACACGATTCGCGGAACAGAGAGTCACAGTGCGTTTTCTTATCGTTAAGCGTGAAGCCTACGAAAGAGAACAGCTCCCTGACTTCGTCCACGAGAGACGCGGGTAGGATTATGTCGTCGCCGTACACCGAGACCAGCGCACCACCTTCACCACTCACTTCGGCAACACCTCGACACAGAGCCCAAAAGATCAGGGTCTCCATTTCGAAAGTGAAACCATTCCCCATGCTCGAGAACATCTCTAGCTTAAGGAACTGCCCATCGGGCATTAGTGATTGTGGCGAGCGCAAGTCATCCAGCATTTGCGCCCAAGGTTCTGGGAACAGCAACCACACTAGTTCCCTGCATATGGTATTTGATGCATTCTTAAGATCTACAGTCGCAAGACCGAGATCCAAAGCTGCACCGGCTAGCACCTGATTTGTCTGCTGACTAGTCAGGTCAATACCGACGCGAAGGAGGCATTGACGGAAGAACGACCCAACTCCGAGCTGCAGGAAGATGTTCCCTGTCGGCTCAGCTGCGATCGTCCTTTTTGTCTTCGCGTTTTTATCAACCAGAACCACACGGTTCCCCTCCACTATATCAAAATCTTTGTGGAGAAGAGTTGTGGGTCCCGAGGCTGCGACGCCACGCGCGTTTAACCACGCGTAGTCCGTTGCCATTGCCGCCCGTAAGTACGGGAGGGCCTCCAGTGTAACTGAAATACGCTCCTCACGGAGTTTGTTGTCAATGCGAACGTCGCGCCCTTTCAGGGTTGACGTCGCACCCTTCCCCCATCTGAACCTATCTTGCAATTTAGCCCACTTTGGTCTAGACCCGACAGCAGAATGTATAAAACGCTGGGCAGCCGTGATGGCTGCTTCAAAGCGCACCCAGTTAGGGTCATTCGTGCTTAGGCGTTGATTAGAGCGGGCGCAGATAGCCTCTCCTTCCCTGAAGGAAGAGAGAGCGACCTCCTCGAGATCGAGCTTAGTGTCCAAGCCTGTGTATTTCGACAGGTACTCGGTTACTAAGTAATCATCTCGGAACTTTTGGAGATCAGATTCATCGTAGTCTAGCGCATTTATCCCAAGCGTCGCAACTTGGAAATCCTCATGGGCGTCAAGCAACATAAAGACGGCCATACTACGAGGTGTATCCAGTGAAACGCACAAGTGCTTCGCGCACTCACGCACAACATCGCGTTGTTTGTCCACGTTCCCTCTCCCTTTTAGTAGGGCGTTTGGCCGAGGACGATGTTGTCGCCCAGGGTTGAGGCGCTACCCAGGTCGAGCAGGTGTTTGGAACGCGCCAGGAGGTTCTTCTTCCGGGCTTCGGTCCAACTCTGCGGGAACGCAACGGTGATCTCAACAAAACCGGTTTCCAGCAGCTTGGGAGCCGATGGGATGGTCAGGTCAAGTTCGGGCTCGGTGAGTTTGAGCCAGTTGCGGGTGAGCGAAGCAGGGGCACGGTCCTTCGGTTCTTTCACGGAATACTGACAGACGTAGGCCCCCATGGGGATACCTCCGTTGACAGTCCGTGCGATCCAACGGGCCATGTTTTCAGCAACGCGAGACGCGGGGGAGAAGGTGGTGTTAACCGGAGTCGCCTGGCCATCAGCCAGGACGAGGTCGGCCATATTGTTAATCATAAGATTATCGCCTTTCAGCAAGTGGAGTTATTTTCGGCCAATCAGGCCAGAAAGGAGTGCAGCGCAGTTGAGCAGAGGCTCAGCCGCCCGCGGTATCTTCACGACAGGCGCCCCAGGCGTCGGTAACTGCGATATCAACGTCCTACTCTTCACGGTTTTGTCTTCCGACATTGCGAGTCGAGCGTACGTCAAATCTACCGGGCTGGTCGGAGTGTAAGACCTAGAAAACTCCTTGGTCCTTTGCTCCTTTGTTACTGTTGTACAGTAGCCTGTGCCGCCGACGAGCTGGAATCCGTTATTTAGGATGCTAGCTTCGTACAGCTCAAGCCACTGCCCAATGCCGATGAAATAATCCACGACAAAGGAAAGAGTTGTAAGCTCCCACAGCAGGGTTGGTCGGGCCGTTAAGCCCGCGCGCCAATTCTCGAACATATGGGTGTCGAGTATTCGGATTAAAGCTCCATACTCAACGCGCTCGTCAACTTTATACGTCTCGATGCCACCAGGAATGGTGACGTACGATTCGCGTTTATGTGACGCTCGCGCTTTGACATGAAACTCAGCACCTTCCCCTAAACCCTTTAACGCATGATTGCGGATGTTTTCGCAGTCGTTAATCAGTGGTTTCAGTCCCACTGACCATCCAAGCCAGAGTCCGCCAACCGTAAGGTGCGGGTCCTTAATCGATTTCTTCGTCAGCTTTTTGAGCAGACGTTTTCCTCGAGGACGGTTTATTACCGCGTCAATCACGAGCTTTCGCAGATCGGATATGACACGCCTGGCTGAACGCGCTATGGAGGCCATCATCTGCAGGCTCTCACGAGCCTCACCAACAGAGGTATTGAGCGATACTTCGCTCGACCTTATCTTCTCGTAGAACTTACTCATAGCCTTTGTACGTGCATCGGTTGACATTGTCGGCAGGGAATAAGAAATCGTCCCTAATGACGTGCCAGTTGAGCCGTATACATCGGTTGAGTGAGATCCACGGACGACTGCCTTATAAGTCAACTGCCCAGCGGTATGTCCAGTGTACACGATCTCTCCTTGCGGGAGGACGCGGACAATCTTGGTGTATCCGTAAGGGGTGGGTTGCTTAAAGTTGCCGATGTTCCGGCAAGGCGACGGCGAAACAACGAAAGACTCATAGCGGCTAAAACGGCCAAAGGCCTCTGAGGTGCGGATTATATCGGGCGTGTTGTAATACACGTCCTTGATCCACTCCTCGGTGAAACTGCTAGAGGGGTACTTTCTATCGCTCGACGTCAAAGGCATGTTGGTCTCCAAAGTTCGATACCAGCAATCCAGCTGGATCGTGGGCTTCCGCCCGAAGGACCCCGGAAGGGGTCCCTCCTCATGTTGGTCTCCAAAGTTCGA